TTAATGCTTTCCAAAAAAGATATAATGGTGTATATAAATCATTGACCCAAATAGGTAAATTAGGATAACGTTTAGTAACTTCTATAGCAACACTACCACCACCTAAAAATGGTTCACGATACTCTTTTACCTGGGAAAGGTCTGGGAGGAATCGGAACAGGTTTGCTAGTGCCCTGCTTTTCCCTCCTGGGTATCGAAGTGGTGTTTTCAGTGACTTGAGTGTTCGGGGCATTGTACTTAAGATATTCAAAAAAGGTCATTTTCAATTCCTTCTGAGTCATACCGCAATGTTCTGCGGCATTTGGTAAATTCATTTTAGCATGAAAAAGTGCTTCATGTGCTTCTTTAACATTTTGTGGTGTTGTTTTATTCTTCTTCAACACTTTCCAACTCCTCGATAGCATCAACTGGTACTTCATTACCACCTATATTATACCAGTGTTGTGGTATACCGATACTATCTTTTCTTACACCTAGGTATTCTAGGTCACTAAAACTATGCTCACGTAGCATTGCCTGTAAACGATAATGTATTAGTTCAGATTTCTTCATGCTTTAGTTTTCCATTCAACTCCATCTAACATAATCTCTGTAAGACATGCTAGGGTATTGATTTCTTGATCTGCAACAAATTGAATTTGATATTGATACTTAGCAATAATCAATACACAGTTAGGGACACTAGCATTACTAGCGTGTTGGTATAGAACATCGTAGATCTTTCTCATTACCATATAGGGATCATGATCCATGTTCTGTGTAACCCAAGACTTAACTGTAGAATAGTTACGATCTTTCATTGCTCGAATCAGATCATCAATATTAATATCTGCGATATCTATTAGAATGCCTGAGTCAATCTCACCTGATGATGCAAATCTTTGTGCTTCATTTAAAAGACGTCTCCAATCTGGATAATATCTTTTGATAAGTTTAGCAATAATCTTATCATCATACTTAATTGATTCTGCATTTAAGATATCACGAATACGATAGAAGAACTGTTCCTGTAGTTTCTCTTTATGAGAAGGTTTGATTGTAAAATCAACAACAGTACAACGTGACTTTATAGGGTCAATCAGTTTGTTAATAAAGTTGCAAGTAAATATAAACCTACAATTAATATGATACTCTTCAATCGCTGCTCTAAGAATCATCTGAACATCGTAGGTCATATTATCTGCTTCATCTAGAATGACTACTTTATGAGCAGCACTCGAAGTCAGTGAAACACTAGTAGCAAACTGTTTAACTTTGTTTCTAATAGTGTCTATAGAACGACCTTCATCAGACCCATTTATAAGGAGGTAGGAGGCACCTATTTCATCACATAAAGCACGAGCAACTGTTGTTTTACCAACACCTGCAGGACCACTTAAAAGGAGGTTAGGTATCTCTCCCTGAGTAAGAAAACCCTGGAAAGATTTTTTAGATCCATCAGGGAGAATACATTCATCAATTTTGTGTGGGCGATACTTTTCTACCCAAAGAAAGTCTCTCTTCATTTAGGTTCAAGTGCAATAAAATATTTTAGATGTAAATCATTTGGTCCAACAACTGTCCACTCACTCAACAACTCCTCAGAAACTTTAACATGATAATCGTGGTTTCTAGCAACACGTAAATTCTCTGTGTTAAGAGTTAGATCAAAGTCACCTGTAGATTGTCCATTAGGAAAATCCATCCAGAATGTATTACTGGTTGCATTCTCACTATCAACACCATGTACACTAATCTTTCCATCACGAGATCTGAATACAACCTCAGGAAGATTAAACTTAGCAAGTGCATCACGCAAGTTCTTTAGATCATTTTGGTCAATAGTAAATGAAATATTTGAACCAGGAAAGTTTACATTTGTCTCAGGTGCAACTTTTAGAGTTATCTGAGGATCACTGAAATAATATCTGATAGAAAGATTACCACCTTTAATAGTTACGTAATCATCATTATCAAAATGAAGTGATGGAAAGATTCTATCTCTAGTACAAATACCGATTGCAGAAATGAACTCAGAAAGATCATAGATAGCAAAATCCTGAGGGATATATTCCTCAGCAATATATTCTCCAAGAATGTTTCCTGCAACAGCAATAGTACGGATTAGGTTACCTTTTTTAAAAACAATCGAAGAATTAATAGTTGAGAAGTTCATCAAAATTTGATAAGTCTCCTCAGAAAAAGTTAGAGTGCTCATCTTCGTAGCAATAGCGGTCATAATAAATTAGTCTTCTTGTGCTGCTTCAATCACTGCAGCATAGTTTGCTTCGTCTCTTGTATGGAAGTGCATTAGTAATATTCCATAGTGTAGCACCTTTAAGAGATCTTGTCTAGCACTTCCTTTCTTATCGTAACGTGAAGCGTATTTTAAAATGTTGCTTCTGCAAAATGCTTTAGCATCACCACACGCATCAATTACATCGAGGGTTTGAAGTTTATCTGTTGAGTAGTGTTCAGAATAAGTATGTTGAATGTAGTGATCTAACTCCTCTAGGAATTTGTCTTCACGGTATTTAAAACTCATTTAACGCTCGTAGATATACTCGACATTATCATGATAGCACTTAAAATCTTTTCCGTCAATAGACCTCATAAAAAGTTCAGAAGCGTTACCACCAATAATTTTAGCGGTTCGGACTTGGGTCCCTCGTAGTAATACGATACGACCCATCATCCCTTTAACATGATTAAGCATCTACAGACTCCTCCTGATCAAGGTCAACTCCTGCATCAATCTTATCATACAATTCAATGAAAGATTGCTTAGTTTCATCATCGAATCTGTTGGTGCAAACCTTGATTGACTTCATACGATCATTCCAGATAGCATATGCTCTCATGATGTGTACAAGTCTACGTGTAGAGATGACTTCATCAATACCACCGTCCTTGAATGTTCTACGGATAATGTCTGCCCAGTTAGCAAGATTCTCACAGAACTCTTTGTCTTTCTTACCAAGAGTAGCGGCAACCTTTTCAAGAATCTTCATTTCTGTTTTAGGAGTAGGATACTCCTGCTCAAATGTTAGAGCAAATCTCTCAAGGAATGCTTCATTCAATACATTAGTACCGATGAATCTACCATCATCAGAACCTTTACCTTTTGTGTTAGCAGTAGCGATGATGTTGAAACCTGGAGCAGGTTGTACATATCTACCAATCTTCTTAAGGAAGATACCTTTGCCTTCAAGAATAGATTGTAAGCAAAGAATTTTATTAGACGCAAGGTCAACTTCGTCTAGAAGGAGGACAGCTCCCCTCTCCAAAGCTTCAACCACAGGTCCGTTGTGCCAAACAGTTTCGCCATTAACAAGACGAAACCCACCAATAAGATCATCTTCGTCGGTTTCAATTGTGATGTTTACCCTAATTAGTTCTCTATTTAGAGTTGCACATGCCTGTTCAACAGAAAATGTTTTACCATTTCCAGACAAACCAGTAATGAATGTAGGATAGAAAATTTTAGATTGAAGAATCTTTTTTACATCAGTAAAGTTACCGAAAGGAACATAGTTCGCATCCTTATCAGGAACTAGATTTTGCTGAATAGCAGGGATAGCAGCAGGTGCTTGGAAAGTCTTCTCAAGTTTTTCTTGGATAGTTAGATTCCACTTACCAATACCTTGCTTGTATTTTTTAAGTCTTTTCTTTACTGTAGCAAGAGAACAATTGAAATGTTCAGACGCCTCAAATAAAGCTTTTGTATTTACCTCAGTACCAACCTTTTCAGAAAGGTAAGTAACTAAGTCTTCGGTTGTAACGGGAACGGGTTCAAAAGGCATCGGATTAATTTGTTTGTATGAATATAGTATAGAGCATGAAGGGGGTAAATCAACCCCCTAGTGGACACTTTCTCAAGTGGTTATGATACATACTCTACGAATGAACTGAGTAGTTTTTTGTTGGTAGATTTGTTACCTAGCATCTTCTTGAATGCTCTAGAAATCTCACCCTTCTTAGCACCAGACTCAACGTTGAATTCAGTTTCTGAAACTAATGAGTTGTTAGAGATAGCATAGAGAGCACTGTATCCTTTAGGATTAGGAATGATTGCAGACTTCTCTTTTCTCCATTGTTTCTGGACTCTAGGATAGTCATCCCAATCTGCATACTTACCAACAAACTGCTGAAGACAACCACCTGGAAGAATACGGAATCCAATAACATTTACAGAAGGATTACGATCACGAACCTGCTGAATGAAAATACTTGTAGCATTATCATAATCAAAACCACTGTAAACACGACCAGTTGTACGGTCACGGAGGATTACACCAAAATCAACACGACGTGAAACAATTCTGGTTTCATCTGCATGTTCATCATAGATCTCTTGACCGTATGAACTAGAGCATGCTTCGCCGTCAGATAGAACACATACATTTACTTTCTGTAAATCATTCTGCTTTTTGAAATCAGGGATGATGTAATTTAACATTACAATTGCTTCATTCAAAGGAGTACCAGATAGACCAATACCAAAAGTTGAACCATATCCTGTATTGTGTCTGTAGACGGATGCTTCACGGAAAAGATTTCTGCACTGCATCTCATACTCACGAGAGTTAGAACGAGATGAAACAAAATTCATTAAGTGAAAAGTATTTGCATCAATATAGATTTCATTCTTCTTAACATCTTCATGACGAGAAGAATAGTAACTATAACGATAATCATTCCAATCTTTATTCTCAGCACTATTTTCCATTGCTCTCTTAGCGGCATACCATTCATTAGTAAACGCATAGACTTCAAATGGAATTTGAACTTTTTTACAGAATGCAGTAAGGTTTAAAACTTGCTTTACTGTAGCGAGTAATTCGCTAGACATAGAACCAGACCAATCAAGAATGAAAAGTAAACCATGGTTCTTACCATCAGGAAGGATTGTTACTTTCTTGAAAAGATCTTCGTTGTATCTGTAAGTGTGTAACTTTGCAGTATCAAGAACACCAGTTTTAGAT